AAAGTAGTAAAAATGAGATTTCATCTAATTGCGCCCCATCGTAATAACAGCCGTCAAGCACAGCCTGTACTGCATTGTTTCGCTCCGTTCTATCTGCGACATCATAAGTGTGACCATCGAAGGTAAAAGGTGTATCGTGTTTAATAGCGTTTCGTAAAACCGGAATATAATCGGAGATTAAGCGCATACTGCCGACACCTCCTGTTCTTCCTCGAAGTCCTCTGCGGATAACTCTCCGTCTAACCACGCCCAATATTCGTAACTTTCATCGATATTTTCTACGGCTCTATCTAGTAATGTACCAACGTTTTGCTGCGCAATTCCCATGATTTCCGCTACTTTCGCTTGCTTATGTCCACCATAATAATGTAGGCGCAGTGCCTCCGCCTGCCTCTGTGTCAATTTCGCAAAGCCTACCGCCCTTTCGAAGTCGATTAGCGTGTCGCTGGCGTCTAAATCTCCGACATAACGGCGCTGTCTTAGCGCGTGTAAGTTCGATAATATTGCTTTTGCGGTCGAGCATTTTGATTTTCGTTTAATCATTGTTTGTTCGCTCCTATGCGTTAAATTTGCGTTTCATTTAATCCATATATTTCGACTAGCTTTGCGATAAATGGCGCATACAGTCCTTTATACTTCGCTACATTCATCGCCTTAGCCGCCTTCATAACTGGATCTATTAGTGGTTTCTTAACGTCCTCTATCGTTGAGAACGTAGTCC